ACCAGTTTGCCATATTGGTGCACTGCTACTCCCTTGAGACGTGAGCACCTGACCGGATGTGCCAACAGAGCCACCAAGTTGCAATGTACCAGATGCGATGTTGAGTGCAGGGTTGGAACCAGATGTGGCGTTAACTGTCAGTGCCGTACCAGAACTAGGAGTGATGGTGACCGCACCAGTAGTACCTGCGATCTTTATGTTCGCATTACTACCGTTGTCACCAGACAGAAGAATGTTCTTGTTGACAGCACGTAAGATCGAATCTCCCTGTGCGGCACCTGTGATCAGTGTACTCGCTGCTGCAACACCAAAATACGCGTAATCTGTGCCACCCTGTTGGAATCGTTGCACTGTAGATACGGATGTGGAACCTGAATTGTTCGTAACCGTATAATTACCAGCTCCAGACGCCGAAATGATTATCGCATCACCACTGGCTGGATTATGAGTGTGTGTACCAGTCCAGGTTGGTGCAATGCTTTGTGACAATGCGGGTGCACCATCACTGCGCATGAACGTGGAAGCTGAACCGTTGACAGCAGTCAATCCGACTGATGCAGAAGGGTTTGCACCTGTCGATGCTGAAGGTGTAGCCCATGTACCATCACCACGCCAGAACGTGGAAGATGATGCGCTTGTTCCACTATTCAGGTTCGTAACAGGTAAGTTACCTGTTACATCCGTACTAAGTGATACCGCACCAAATGTTGGTGCGCCTGCTGCGTTACCGTGTAATACAGTTGTTGTAGTTCCAAGTGATCCAAGATTAGTCGGTGTACCACCTGTGCCCCCACCCAACAATATGGCATTCGCAGTTAATGCACCTGAACTGGCAATCGTGGATGAATTAGAGAAATAAGGGATACCACCTGATGTTCCAGATGTGATACCAGTACCACCTTGCGCAACAGTAACTGCAGCATTCGAGGTGAGTACAGTCGCACTAGCATTGGGGAAAGTAAACGTTTTGGCGCTTGTGGCTGGACCAGATACAGTGAAGAATGCGTTCGCTGTACCACCGTTGGCTGTCGGCAGAATGCCCGACACATCTGCGGTCAAATCAATCGCAGACCAATTACCCGACCCTTGCCAGTAAGTGTGACTTGTTGCACCAGATCCGCCATTTAAGTTCACAACCGGCAGGTTACCAGTGATACCACCGTTGCCAGTTGCACCAAGATTGATCGTTGGTATATCCGCACCAACCAAAGCACGTAGAGCGACCTGACCAGTTGAACCGTTCGGTGAAGCGAGTACACGATTAGCAGTTTGACCTGTTGCGAAGTCGACAGCCAACGTACCAGATGAAGTGACTGGTGAACCTGTGACACTGAACACTGAGGGTGCAGTTAATGCAACACTCGTTACAGTACCAGTACCTGCGCTGATCGTCTGACAACTGAACGTATGAGTCGATGTGGAATAAGCAAGAGCCTGCGTAGAGCTACCACAATTGGGTACCGATACAGGCCCAGGGTCAGCACCGGTTGTACCTTGCAGTAACGTATCAGTGCTGAGTACGGCGAGCGACGACAGTGCTGATGCACCACCGAGCACTACACCATGGTTGGTAAATGATGTCGCACCTGTACCACCGTTACCGAATGGCAACGTACCGGTTACACCACTGGTTAAATCAATGGCAGGTAAGTCACCTGCAACAATTGACCGTAACGATAATGCACCGGTTGTACCATTAGGTGTAGCGAGAAATTTATTAGCGAGTTGCCCTGTGGCGAACGTTAGTGCCAACGTGCCAGTGTTGGTAATTGGTGAACCGGATACTGAGAACACAGATGGTGCGGACAGTCCCACACTATTGACAGTACCACCACCTGTTCCCGGTGGAACCTGACATGAACCATCACCGCGCAGATAAGTCGAGCTACTGCATGAGCCAGACCACAAACTGAGGATGTTGGATGAGGTTGCCGATGTGGTGATGTATGTGGAAGGGTTTCCAACCAGCACGCCACTCGCGGGGGAGAATAAGTTGTATGTCGCAGCATTTACGTTTGCGACATACAGTGCGAAAAGTAACAGAGCAAATTGTTTTATACGGAAGCGAGCCATTTTCCTGCACCTGCTGAATATTGGAGAGTGATGGACATGTTGGGGAGCAATGTCAAATCTGAGGCCAATCGTATCTGATTCGCTGCAGATGATCCACCATTTAGCGATGCCAAAACAAGATTATGTGTGGAACTAATGTTGGAAATGATGACGCGCTGCACATCAGCACCCGCGACAAACCCAGTGATTGTCGCATCTCCCATTGAAGGATCAATGTCGAGCACGCCAACTGACGGTGTAAAATCACCGTCAGCGGTATAGTTATTACTCGTACCAGCGGGGATTGTCGTAGAAAGATAACTTGAACCAGCGGGTGCGAAGAATATCCAACCTGTACCACTGTCTTCAGGATCAGTCGTATTTCCATCTACCGTGTTAAACCAGAACCCAGAGCCATCTGTTGCAGCCAGCATGGCGCCAACACCGTAGCCGCCAATGGCAGTCGATACTGCAGCGTCATAAACACACGTCTGTCCAGCCTGTAACAACGCGCAGTATTGCGTGATCATGAACAGAATTCCGTTCATGTCTTTGCCGCGCGGAGGTACACCACCCAAACTCGGGCTGGTCATATTCAGCGGTACGAATCCATCATCAAATGATGCGGCACCATTCACCACGCCAATCTGCGAATCGACGGGGATCGGCAACTCAATATAAGTTGGACCCGCGTCTTTACCGAACGGTTCGACAATAGGGTAGGTTGGTTGAACTATTCCAGGCATGGGTTATTTTCCTATGGCAAACCAGTTGAGTGTGACATCTTGCGTGCCAGGATTGATCTCATACAACCACCAGTCAGCACCAGTGACGCTTTCTGAAACTTTATATGGAGGTAATGGCGCACCTGGTCCACCCAGTGGATCCGACAGTGTGCCATACACTTGAAACAGTGTGCTGAAGGCGATGGGGAATATTACGCTCGCAACAGCGTGCGCCGGTTGAGGAGGTAAGTTACCAACATGAACCGAACCCCATTGAATGATTAAGCCACCAAACAATTTGGTGTAACCATTCACAGCAAGACTCTGTGTCGTGGTTAGGAAGTCAGTAGTTACAATCTTCTTACTCACATCGCCCGGTGGGGGTGTTGGAGCAGTTGGTACACCTGTCAATGCTGCATTGTTGAACGCTTGCAACAGGAAGTTAGCCATTGCCAACTTACGGAAATTACCATCACTGTTGTTCGTTACCATTACATTCGCGACGGTAACTGCTTCAGGTGCAGTATTTCCATTGAAGTAACGTGCAAAAACACTGCCGGTATTATCGCGCAGTGCTAATGTGTTCGGATCAGGTGTCACTGCGATCGGCAATGATACAGGTGGCACACTGAGGTAAATGTCGGTGCCATTACCAAATACACCTACTGATGCAGTGTAACCACCTTGCGGCACAACCACACCGGTGCCAGATGCAGTTTTCACTGTCACATCGAATGCACCAGTGCAATTGTTCACAATGCGCCAGTCTTTGATGAACGTCGGTAGCACTACGGCTTGATTGGCGACAAGTGAACCACTCAGCACCAGTGTGCCAAATCGTGCTTCCAGTCGTGTCAACGTGCGCGTACCACCGGTAAGCTCGGAGATAGCCATCTCACCATAGGTGAATGCGGAAACCCAGTTGGCACCGTTGGCATCTGGATCAGCAGTATTACCGCTACTCAGGTTGTACCAAAGCGTCTTGGCATCAGTACTACCTAACACTGCACCGGCACCGTAGCCGGACGCAGCAGTGGAGATATCTATGCTGTAAGTGAACGGCTGCCCAGCCTGTGTGTAAAACGCATGAGCACTGATGGCATACAGCACACCATTGAAGTCACGACCATCCGGTGGAATACCACCAGATATCTTTGGTTCCATCGTGATGAGTGGGAAACCACTTTTCCAATCCGCACGACCAGTGAACCCGGAAATATCAGGAATTGTGGCACGATCGCCATCCTGCGCGAACGCTTCAGGAATTACCGGAGGTGTAGGTGCTGGCATGGGATTTCATCAACTCGGGTTATAAAACACACCAAAATCAAACGGTAACACTGTCGGACCAGCTTCCGCGAATCCGAAGAACGTAGCCGTGGGAATTACATGGACATTGTACATCACACCAGCGGGATGGGGTAGCACGCCGGACTGGGTGAGGATAAGATATTCAGGGGTTGTCAACTCGAATTCAAACACGAAAGTCATCGACATGCCACCATTATCAGTGACATAGCAGCGACCACGGTTTGGAAACAGGTTGCGCAACAGCTTGTTCAGGTTCTGCGCCGTGGTCGATACGATGTTGGCCAGCGCCTTGGTGAGAATCAAAGTGCGGTACGTATCGTCTGGCAGCAAGTATGCCTGGGTGTTGATCAAGCCACGGTAGAACGTACCTTGGTTGAATGGCTCCCAGTCGTAGGGGATAGTGTCAGTTTTGAAACCGAACGTGTCCAGGTCACCAGGAATCTTGAGCAGACGGGACACACCAACGATGTTACCCCAGATATCCAGACCCTTGCCGACAGCCGTGTCCACATTCCAGCACCAATTGTAGAAGTCAACCAGATTGACCGAAGGGTCAATGGCTTGATTCATGTTCTCCACAAGGCGCCGCATGGTAGGAGCACCCGAGTACTGCGAGATGATTGTGCGTTCAGGATTTAACATCACGCTACGATAATCACGTCAATGTCGGCCGCATCAATGGTAGGTGCCTGGTCGATGCCAATAAGCTGGCTGGTGAGCGTGGGCGTTACAGAGCCGAGCAGGATGGACAGAACTGATACAGGTGCGCCAATTGCGGTACCAATATTGATCACCGGCGGATAGAAGCGCGACGCCAGAAGCAATGCACCAATTCGGGCGCGGGTGCCTTCGTTGGTACCGTTGAACGCGGCAATGATGGCTGCTTTGACCAACTGTTCAATGTCAGCCGGTAATCCAGCATCTGCAGCTAGTTGCACTTCAAACTTGATTGGCAGTGCCGCCGGGATTTCATATTTCACGGTGTACTCAGGATATGGCTGCTGGTACCCTGAGGAGTCCACCACCACAACCGACGTGTTGCCGTTGTAATCGCATCCCACATCTTTCTTGGTCCAAATTGCATTCGCTACTGCATCAGGTGATCCACCCACGGCAGCGACATACAACGAGTGAGGTACCAGTTCCTTGGCGGTCTGGCCGACGAAAATAGGAACGTTGGTTGTGTTCTCGTATACGTACACGTCAAGTACGTCTTCAACATCAAACACAGCCGCGTAGATTGACTGCAGCGAGCCACGAGCATTCAGGGCCACAGACTGCGCACGACGGTACGCGAACGCCTGTTGCGTCTCCACGTTCTGTCCCAGCACGCCTTCGGATGGATTGGTGATAGTGTCCCATCCCGGGATGGCTTTATAAATTTGGGTCAGTGTGTTGGCCGGACATGGGATGGGTCCGTCAACCGTATTAGCGAAGGGAAGTGACACGGTGCCACCCGAGCCAATCACCCCAGCTTCGGTACACACATACAGATTACCACTGGTATCCTGGGCCTGTGCACCAACAGGGATCACGGTACCTTGGCCACCCACACAGGTGCAAATGACTGATGTTGGTGCACCGGGAATACGGTCAAGGAAATAGATTCGAGCGATGGCATCCTGCATGAAGCCTGATGCTTTGTCAGGGTTTACCTGATTCACGAACTCCACGATCGCGGCGTTCTTCGCGGCAATGATGGCAGCTTCGGAGCTGGCGAGCTGTCCTTGGGGAGTCTCGAGGGACTTATTCATTCCCCCACCGAACGCATCGTCATAGTCAGCCAGCACCCCGTTCAGGATGTCAGCTTCTTGCGGAACTACTAGCCCCGCTGGGGTAAATTGAATATTTGGAACGTTGGTCATGGGCCTATCGTCACAGTCTGAGTGTTGCCATCTGAGGTCGTAAACGTTACATCACCCGTCACAGTGCGTCCCTCGAGTGTCGCAATTGTGCAGGTGGCAGAAACCACGGTGGGTACCGTCAACGCCGCTTGTTCAATCAGCGACTGGAAGTAGGTCGGCGGCGGGGAATGCCCGAGCACGTCCGTCAGGTACGGTACACCCTTAGATGTATCATACCAAAGTTCCCCAAGGAACAGGCGTATCGCGCTGGCCACATCCTGGGCAACCTGATACGGCTCAGTCGCGATGGCCCAGTTGCTACCACTATCGAGCACGAGATCCCATTTCACTGTATCGAGTAGGAGTGTCTTCACGTTACCGGTCCTGAATTACCGCTTCCAACTGTCACACCACCGTGCGTATGTGACAAGAATAACTTATTGTCGATCTTGGTTGCACCACCTTTGATGTCATTCGCCGGAGAATTGATCGTGATTTTGGTGGAAGCATCGATCTCAATCTCTGGTGCGCTCAGTTTAATCTTTGTGGGGCTGATCACTTCAATCGACTCAGTACTAAACCGGAGGTACTGGGTAGGCTGTGCATTGAGCATACCTCCCATGTAGATGCCGTCCGCAATATTGTACTTACGTGCGCTGGCCGGTGAGACACCCAAAACGGCGCCACTCTTCACTTGATTGATCGCGGTTTGTTTCTTCAGTGAGCTGATATCGCGCGAGCAGAAGCAGGCTGCACCGATATCACCCGGCTGTGGGTCCATGATGATAGCGTTGGTTCCACCTTGAATGCGCAAGTATGGAAGACTGAACAATTGACCGTGTTGAACCACAGAGTTATTACCAAACACCTGCCCGATGAGAGGTTGCACGTTGACAGTACCCCAAGCAGAGAGCCCACCATCATTGGTGCAACTGATCACCTTCACTGGTATCGTTGTGACGATGCGCGATAGGATCGACGTGACAATAAACTGAATCGTCGAGTAGTCGGTGGCTGAATCAGAACCAGTTTGAATTGATGCGGCTGTCATACGCCTGCCTTGTTACACTGAAGTGTAGCGAACCAAGGACCGCGCGGCATGTTGGCACTTAAATCAAATTGCGCTGAGTACGGATACCATCGACCGTTGGTTCCCTTCACCAGACTGTTTTGAATCTCAATAGCAGATCCACAAAGGAATGCTGGGTCGTACAATGCACGCACGACAAGTCCGCGCCGAGTGTACATCGGATAACCAACCAATCCCGTTGCTGGTGTTAACAACACAGCGGGCACTTCACTGAAGGGTTGCAGCACTGGGGTGAACACCAGGTTCTCACCTTGGAAGTAAAAATCAATACTGGCGTCGTAACACATGTCACGAAGCTGATCCATTACTGTGCCAGGATAATTCGGGTTGTTCAGCGTGATACCCTTGACACTACTGAGGAAAGATAGATTCATCTTTGTAGCGAGAGCCTGACCAATGACGTTGACATCAATTGATCCTTGATAGCTCAACGGTTCAGTCACTTCGATTGTATTGAAGTAACTGATCATACCCAGTATGTGAAAATAAACATCAGGAGCGCGATTGTAGTCAGGCTGAGCTTCAATGATCGTTCCCTTGAACACGAGCTGATATCCTTGACCATTGTCAGCGTAAAGCTCCACGCGATTATCGCGTATCGCAGTTGAGTCAATCCATGCGCTAGTCAGCGCATCCATGTCTTTGGTGCGCATACCGTAAATCTTCAAATCAAGCTGAGTCGCTTGACGATTGTTGATAACAGTAGTTGCAGTCATGCGAAGTGTTTCGATAGTGAGTGTGTTATTACCACTCGTATCGAAAACAGTGTTCGAGTCATCAGCCAGTGTGATGACAACCTTCAACTTCTTTTCAGTGAAGCTGGTGATCATTCATCTGCCCCAAGGTAATACAAATTCCAGCGAGTACCAAGCCCGCTGTATACCGGCTGTTCGTCACCCTGAGAGTCAACGAATACGAAGTCACCGATGAATCCACGATAGCCCAACCCAACAAGTAGACGTTGCCGGTTACGACAAATGCTCCCAACAATAATAGGTGAATTATCTTTGCGCAAATCGAAATATAAATTCGGACCGTTGGTGCGCAAAGCGATCGCACACGACTGGCCACCCAGTTTAATACTGAGTGTCTGTGATGGTGTCGCTTGTAATGGTACGAGCAGCATTAGAAAGTTCCTGCCACTTTACTGAATGAGGGTTTAGGGAAAGGCGATTCGATTGGAATCTGTGACTGCTGCGTCCCGTTGTTTTGTGGATTGGCAGCACTCGGGTTGATTGGTTGAGCGATTGACGTGCGCGAATATTGCGCCTTCACAACACGGATCTCGCGGAACGTCAAGTCAACTTGAGACAACCAGAACGCACCCTTCTCACCTTGGCGTTGCATATCCACACGCATGAGATTCATGCTTTGGTAGGTGCGCTCCGGTGTAATGATGTCGTATAGGTTAGTGTTGTCCAATGACTCAATCTGTTTCAAGAAGTTCTGACGATCACGTTCAGTACCACCCTTAGTCATGCGTAGTGTTGTTTCAAACGGATTGTCCACGCGGTTGTAGTCAGCGAATGCATCATTCTGCGTAGGTGCTGTGGACAATGACCATTCATTGGTGAACCCAAAGTCACGAATGCTATCTGGTGTCACAACAGGCTTCAGTTTGACTCGACCTGTTACAATCACTTCTTCAAGTCCATCACCACCCGGTTGTACGTTGGGTACAGCAACTGGTGGTTCAATATGTTTGAACACGCCCCATACTGGTTCACTGGTGAAAGCTCGAATCAACTGAGCTACACCCGCAACAGCACCCAGCACTGGAGGTGGACCAGCTGGCAGCTTACGCAGCACATTGGGTACACCAGGTACGTTGGGAACATTCGGATAAGGGATCAGCGGCATTATTGCGCACCTCGTTCAGCAAGTGCAGTCAACTGCTTGTTGCGAGTGAGTGCACCACCAATGTCACGCGAGATACCTTGGGCATCAGTCGCCTGAGTGTGAATGTTAATTTCATCAATCGTGATATTGGCGCCAGACTCTTGCTTGGCCATCGCTCGTTCAAGTGTCGCACGTTCTTCAGGTGCCACAACATGTGTTGCTGACATACCGGTCATTTTGGTCATGTTCGCAATATAGGCTTTGGTGTCATTCTCATTCGGCGGTGCCCATGTGGATATCATGTCACCCATTGTGGTAATACCACGCTTCTGATATCGAGCCAACTGTTCATCAGCTGCTGCGATACCTTCATCCATTGAATTGAAAACTCGAAAGCCTTTATCATCATGTGGCTGATCACCCACAGCGCGCAGGTTGAGCGGGTTGTTATTACGGATACCACGCGAAACACTTGTATCAGTGGAAGATGATCCGTTGAACAAAGATGAAATGAATGAAGGCGCACGTAGAGCCATGCCAACTGGTCCACTGGCCAGTGCACTTGCTGTGTTGACTGCGGCGCCGGTTGCGCCTTGAGAGGTTCCCAAGAACGCATCAACACGATTGGTTGCCCGTTCAAATGACTGTTCCAGCTTGTCAGCTGTAGCACTCAAATCAGACATCCATTCGAGAGCAGTCTTACCAGTCTTTTCCAACATGGCATCAGCTTCAGCGCGCTTGCCAGCCAACGTATCTACACCACGAAGACCAGCTTCGGATACAACACTTTGACCCAGGCTCGTCGATGCACGAACCCAGTCATTCGCACCTTTGAGAGTGTCACCTGTAATCTGTCGACGTGCTTCTTGTCGAGCTAATTCACGCTCCACATTGCCACGACCACTTGTAACTAGGTTCTGCATGCCACCAGTGAAACCAGCTTGACCAGCAAAGAAAAATGCTTCTGAGTCGGTCATTCGACCAGAAGCTTTTGCTTTGTCAATCGCATCAGCAGTTTCGAGCATCACGGCGTTGAAGTCTTTCGCACGACCATACGAGTCTTGGAAGTGAACACCAAGACGACCCAATGCAATCAGTGAATCATCAACAGCACCATTGAACTTTAAGTTGTAGAGGGAACCAGCTAAACCACCAACAGTCTTGTTGGCATCTTCCAAGCTACCATTCGCCATCTCAGACGCATTCTGTAGATTGCGAAGACCAGCTGCAGCAATGTTGAAGTTCTTACCATCGATACCAACCTGGCGAACACCTTTGGCGATATCGAACAACTTATCATCAAGTACTTTACCGGCATAGATCAACGATCCGACAGCGACGCCGATCATTCCACCTTTACCCAACATTGAACCGAGAATGCCAAGTTTATTGGTCGACTTCTTGGCTGCGGACTCCATCGCATCACCGAACGCATTACCAGCTTCCTTGGCACGTTCTTTCGTTTCTCGCGCTTGCTTGTCGAGTTTCTTTTGCCCAGCCTCATACTCACTCGTATCGAGCTTGACTTTGATAATGAACTCGTCAATCACCTTTGGCATTATTTGGACTTCTTCGCTAAGTAAAGTTTCACTTGAAGGTCGTTGTGCATGTCTATATTATGCACTTCCAGTAGGTCGTATGCATCCATGACACCATAGACGGTCTGCAGCTCATTGAGTGTTGCAAGGCGTGCCGAAACCAACGTACCAACAATCGGTGGTACGTTGATATAACTTAGGAGGCCGGTGACTCTACTTTGTCGCCGGACTCCGAAGTCTGGAACGCCGCGAGTACGAAAGGGTCAACGTGTAACATCAACACCTCCTTGCGCAACTCGACGCGCGTGCGAATCTCTTCAATCTGACAGGTGGCATCATTGCGCAAAGGTTGCGGAAGCAACTGAGGGTCAGCTGGTTTGAATTGAACACACTGCATCATTTCTTCAAGCAGGGCTTCCAATTCTTCCCAGCGTGCCGCGTGGAGCGCTCTGAAACCAACTACAAGTAGGTAGGGAACAATCGGGGCGAGTCCCGCCATACCAGCGTCAAATATACCTGGGGGCAGTTCAAAGCCACCACGGGATAACGCAAGTAAGGCGCGGTATGCCCAACGTTCGCCTTGGAACGAGGGCATTTCTGTGATTAGGAAAGATTTGCCATGATCACGCCCTTCAGACGTGATTGTTACAACTTTAGTTCGACGCATCGGTACCTCCGGTTTATAGGTGGCACCTTACAGGATCAAACGTTAAGCAGCAAGAGGTACAGCAGCCACCAGTTCCCAGCTCAATTCAAACTGCTGAGGTTGCAGGATCTTTTTTGCTGCAGAGAACGGAGTGACACGGGTAAGCGCACCCTTGGTGAAGACATAAGACTTCTGCACCGAAGGATATGCCAGAATCGCATCAACAATGACTGGTGCTTTCAACGTATTCTGCGCAGACAGGATAGTTTCAAACAAGGTGATAGACGGACTATCCGCTTGAAGAGTAATTGTCTGTTTGACAATATACGGTGTGTAACCGACGCTCATTTTGCCGTCGACACCCATCACTGCTTCAGCTGAATCAACTGCTTCAGACATGAATGCATCGTCCGACGCGAAACCTTCAACAGTGAATGCACCGACACCAACGATGCCAGCGACACGAGGAGTGATCGTCAGTACGGCATTGGCCGAGGTAATATCAGTCATATTTCACCAATTATTGAACGTCAATTGAAGCAAGTTCGATCTTCTGGATTGAACCACCATCTGCATACCACAGTGTCATCGGAGGTGAACCGCGGTCCACTCGAACACTGGCGACAGCAGGCTTGATCTGCAGGTAATAACCGTTGGTCACTACAGCACGACCCACACCAGTCTGACCGGCAGCGGTATCGATCTCTGCGATCTGACGAGCTGACAGTTCAACACCAGGTTGAATCGAACCGAAGTTAAGTGCTGCGTTGATTGGATCAGATGCGGCAGCGCGCAGTAAATTGTAACCACGTTGGTTGTATGGGACGCTCTTGATTGAAGCGAACAGATCCATGAAAGCCAACTGCAAGTCGCTGTTCAACTTGATCTGATTGACAAAGCTGTCAATCCAGTTCCAATCACCAGAGCACTGACCGTTCTGCAAGAACGTGAATGCTTGATTGGCCGTTGAATAATTACCATAGAAATTGTATCCATTGGACAGCAGGTTCGCTGCCACAGTGGCATCAGTCACATCAGGTGTCAGCCCACTTTGCGCTTTGTATGCGTAAGTGATGCGACCCTGTGTCTCATCGAAATTGATTGCAGCGGTGGCGCCACAAATGAAGGCAGCCTTATCGGCTGGACCCCATACGGGAATCACACCGTTGTCGTTGATCGTCAACTGCGCGAAACAACCTGAGTCGTTCTCGGATGCAGTTGGACCTTCATCGGTATCCCACGCAACATAACCGTAACGGCTATTTGAGGTGGCTACCCATGCAGCGAAAGCTTCTTTACCGGCGAGGTCGGGTTCCCATACAGTCATGAACAAGGCCCAGTTCTGAGTGATCTGGGTGATATTGTCCAGCAGCGTTGCAGCAACTGCAGCGGCTGAACCATTGGAAATAATTGCACCCGTTGCTTCAGTGAGCTTGACGTTCGTCGCCAAAGTGCCGGTCGCATAGTCGATCGTGCTATTCACACCAGTCGTTGGTGAGGTGACAACAAACGCATGACGCTGTGAGTCATATGCGCAAGCAACCGTGCTTGTGACGGTAGCTGACACACTCGCATGCGAGCCAGATGCACTGACCACATACACACCGATACCACCTGGGGTACCAGAGGTCTGTGAAACGATTGTGACCGAAGTTGCACCATCTAGGAGCACACTGTTACCAACATGCAACTTACCGGAGCTAACCGACTCAACAGT